ATACAGAGTTTACTTTGGTTAAAGGTTTTCAGACCGGTGCTAAAGGTGGTTATGTGACTGTTAAAAATGATGGTCAATTTGCAATCAACATCCCTGAAGTAAAGGTGCTTGTTGATAGTATCAATGAAATTGAATTTTTAAATGGAGAACAAGTGCTAGCAAATACAGTAGAATTTAAAAAAGAAACAGTTAAAGAAACTGAAACAGAGGCAATGGACCGTATTGCAACACGTTTTGAGGTCCTTGATGAAATGTCACGTGCATGTATCAATGGTGACATTCGTGCTATGATTGTGTCAGGCCCACCCGGTGTCGGCAAATCATATGGTGTTGAAACACAAATGGAAAAAGCAAGTATGTTTGACAAACTTGCTGGTAAGAAAGTTCGCTTTCAAATTGTTAAAGGTGCTATGACAGCATTGGGTTTGTATACTCAACTATACAAATATTCGGACACTAAGAATGTATTGATTTTTGATGACTGTGATAGTGTTTTCACTGATGACTTGAGTTTGAACATTCTCAAGGCCGCACTTGATTCAGGCAAGACACGTAGAATTTGCTGGAACAGTGATTCACGACTCTTACGTGAAGAAGGTATCCCGAATACTTTCAACTTTAATGGTAGTGCTATCTTTATCACTAACTTGAAATTCGGCAATCTCAAATCTAAGAAATTGCAAGATCACTTAGAGGCATTGCAGTCACGTTGTCACTTTCTTGACTTGACTATTGACGGTGATCGTGACAAGATGTTGCGTATTAAGCAGGTACATCGTGATGCAGATGGTGGTTTGTTCAAAGATTATGATTTTAATGAAGAACAATCACAAATTGTGATTGACTTTATGTGGGACAATCATACTAAATTGCGTGAAGTGTCCTTGCGTATGTGTTTGAAAATTGCAGATTTGGTTAAGATCAGTCCCAACAACTGGCAGAATCTTGCTAAGACAACTTGTATGAAAGCATAACCCCTGCAGTGTGCGTAACGGCAATGTCAATAAGTCCGTTTCGATAAATTTATTCTTGACTTTGGGGACTACGGTCTCCTTTTTTTGCCTTTATACTTGTAAATACCTTAGAAAATCTATATAATATAAAAATGGTAGAACTAAAAACAGCAGAACATGTTGCCCACTATATGGTGGGAAATATTAGTCTTAGCAGATTTGATAAAAAGTTTGTTGAAAGCCTGCAGGTATTAAAACAAGTAACTACTAATCAGGTAGAATTGTTTTATAAAATCATATACAAATATAGAAGGCAATTGAGTAAGGATGAATTAGATGCTGACAAACTAATTCATTTGCCATGGACCAGTAAGGTGATCGAAAGTGCTCCGCAATATACTGACGGGCATGTATCAATTGAAGGTAAACAAATTATTTTCAAGTGTCCATATAACAAAAATTTTATTGATGCGTTTAGAAAAAAAGATACAAACACATTTGTTTGGGATAAAGAACGCAAGCAGTATAGCGCAGAGTATAGCACCCATTCATTAAAATTATTAATATATACAGCTAACAAGTTTTTCAAAGTGGTACACTATTGTAACATTATCACTGGTTTACTTAACACAATAAAAGAATACAAGGACGTTAAATATTGGCAACCCACCCTTGCTAGAATTAATGGCAATTTGATTATTATAGCAACTACTGAACAATTAGATAACGAATTGGGTGATATGGTGTTAGATACTACACCAACTATAATATCTAGATTAGTTTATCATGGAGTGTATATTGATGAATCAATATATGACATTGGTGATGCAAAACAAACATTCATATCCAATCGTGTTTATGAAATAGAAGTAACTGAGGTACTAAATATAGTACCCTGGCTAACAGAGATTGGGTGTGACTATGTTGTATTCACTGGTAATAAAATATTAGTTGATGTTAGAAACAGTCTTAGAGACAAATTAACATTAGCTGGCATACGAATTGATCCTGAATCTAAATGGATTTATAATTCAAAAAATAAAGAGTCTAATAATTATGATTTCCCTGTTGTAATTAGATTTAGAACTAGCAGAGATCCTAGTTACGATGAACCGATCAAGGCTGGCAAAATAGTACAATTAGTGAATTCTCAACCAATAGATATTAAATGAAACAATGTAAAATTATAGTTAAGGATGAGGTCAATGTAAAGATTGAAGGACTCGAACTGAGTGAGCGCAAGGCACTTATGAAAATGTTTGAGTATGAAATACCCGGAGCACGTTATCTTCCTAGTGTACGCTTGGGAAGATGGAATGGTAAAGTTAGCTATTTCAGTTTAGCAGGTAGCACCTATATCAATTTACTAGGAGAAATATTACCTGTACTTGATAGAGCAGGGTATGATATTGAATTGGATGATACAAGGGATTACACTACAACGTTTCAATTTGCTGAGGTGTCCGAAGAGACATTTAAGCACAAAACTTGGCCTAAAGGTCATCCCATTGAAGGTCAACCGGTTGTATTGCGTGACTATCAAATTACTATTGTTAATAACTTTTTAAAGAATCCGCAATCACTGCAAGAAATTGCAACTGGCGCAGGCAAGACATTAATGACAGCGACACTTAGTCATAGTATAGAGCAATATGGCCGTAGTATTGTTATTGTTCCAAACAAAAGTCTAGTGACACAAACAGAAGCAGATTATATTAATCTTGGATTAGATGTTGGTGTATACTTTGGTGATCGAAAAGAGTATAACAAAACACATACAATCTGTACTTGGCAAAGTCTTAACAATATGCTTAAGAAAACAAAAGCAGGTGAGGCAGAAGTAGAGATTGGCGACTTCATTGAGGGTGTAGTTTGTGTCATGGTTGACGAGGTTCATATGGCCAAAGCAGACGCATTAAAAACATTACTAACAGGAGTGTTTGCTAAGGTTCCTATTCGTTGGGGATTGACTGGAACTATTCCCAAAGCAAAGTTTGAAGCACAATCATTGTTTGTTAGTTTAGGCCCTGTTATCAGTAAGTTATCAGCAAGTGAACTACAAGATCAGGGTGTACTTGCACAATGTCACGTTAATATTGTACAACTAAAAGATGATGTAGAGTTTAGCAATTACCAAAGCGAGTTAAAACATTTACTTGAAGATACGCATAGATTAGATGCTATTGCTGAATTGATTCTTAAAATTAAAGAGAGTGGCAATACATTGATCCTAGTAGATAGAGTTAATGCAGGTAAAGAGATTGTTAGTAGATTACCCGATAGTGTGTTTGTTAGCGGCGCAACTAATATGATTGAACGTAAGGAAGAATATGATGAAATTGCAACCAGTACAAATAAAATTATTGTTGCGACTTATGGTGTTGCGGCTGTTGGTATTAATATACCTAGGATATTTAATCTTGTTTTGTTGGAGCCGGGAAAGAGTTTCGTTAGGGTTATCCAAAGTATTGGACGTGGAATTCGAAAAGCAGAAGATAAAGACTTTGTACAAATATGGGACATAACCAGTAGTTGTAAGTTTGCAAAACGACATTTAACTCAACGTAAAACATTCTATAAAGAAGCAAATTACCCTTTTGACTTGGAAAAGTTGACATACAGATAAGAAAGTGTTATAATAAAAACATGAGAATATTAACACTTGAAAACGAATTTTATAATTTAGAAACACTACCTGAAGAAATCGATGACCTTCGCTTTGCAATACTAGACAATAGTAATCCTGCAAATGTAGATTATCATTACATTCCGCTTATCTTTTTAGAATCATTCAGTGCCCCAGCACTTGTATTAAAAATTGGAGAAGCTACAATTAAGATGCCAGTAGACTGGCAAATATTAATTGGTGAAAAAGAACACGGTGACTTAGAAACATTACCTCTTACTAGTATCAATGACAGGGGGTTTAATTCATTTGAATTCAATCCACTAACTAGTTTCAGTCCTAGTTTCTTACCTATTGAAATTGTAGACATTTACCATGACGTTACCTGGTATGCCCCTCGTTTGAAGAATGGACAGTTCTTATGTGTACCTATTGATGATGGTCCTAAACCACGATGTGTATACTTTGTAAAAGAGATTAGTCGTAACTGTGAGATTGTAGACTATTCACAGGCGTTTTGATAATGGCAACAAGAAAATCCTCAGTATCAGTTGATGAGAAACTAGAAAATCAAGACTTTGACTTGTTTGAAGCACTTGCGGCACTAGATAAGAAAGACTATGGTTACTACGATAGATTGAATGAAAACCAGCGTAAGAAGTTTGTGCCATTCATGTTGATTCAGTGGATGAGTGCAGTTAAAGGATCAGGTGATGTGCAGAACTATTATCTACAAAGCATGGACTATCATGCTAATAAGTATTTGTTCAATGAATATGTATACAAGCATCCTAAACTACAATGGCTAATGTTATGTGCGGCTAGCCCTGGATTAGGTAAACAGTTTCATCAATGGATCCCTAACATCAGTCTTAAAGTAAGCAGATTACAAGCACCGGCAAAGATTAAAGATATACGAGAATATTATAAGAAGATATATCCCAAAGCAAATACAAATGATATCGAAGAAGTGAGTCAGGTCTTTGTAGAGAACCACAAAAAGAAATGTCGTTTAGCAGAGTTGTTCCCTAACATGAAGCAAGCTGATATTGAAGTAATGAGTGAAGTTATAACGGACGAACAGATACGGGAATATGAAAGAGACCTCGGTAATTGATAAGCCAATGAAGTTTGGTTGTGAGTTTTGTAAGCGTGAGTTCCTGCGTGAAAGCACGATAATGAAACACATGTGTGAAACCAAAGATAGATATTTAAACAAAGATAAACAAGGCAATCGTATCGGCTTTCAAGCATGGGTTCAATTTTACAAAAAGAATACAGCAAGTAAGAAACAAAAGACCTACGAAGAATTTATTAAGAGTGCATATTATATTGCTTTTGTTAAGTTTGGTAATTATTGTGTCAATGTAAATACAATTAATGTCAGTAGGTTTGTTGATTGGTTATTAAAGAATCAAATTAAGATTGATAACTGGTGCAGTGATACTACATACACTAAATACCTAACTGAGTATATTAGAGTAGAAGATGCATTTGATGCTATTCATCGTAGTGTACAAACCTCAATTGATTGGGCAGAAAAAGATAATATACAGCCCAGAGATTATTTAAGATATGGCAATCCAAATCGTATATGTCAATTGATTACTGTAGGAAAGATTAGTCCTTGGATGTTATATTGTAGTGAGAGCGGCATAAAATTCTTAGAGACATTAAAGCCAGATCAACTTAAGATGGTTAATGATTATATTAATCCAGAGCAATGGGCATTGAAATTTCATAAAAATGAAGAACTTAAAAGACAAATCGCAGATACCCTTCGTATCGCAGGCTACTAGAGTTAGAATCCCTTGGAAAAAAGGTGACACTATTATTAGTTGGAATGAAACATGTGCTTGGGCTATAGAGCATTGCGGGTTGCCGGGAGACAAATTTACCACTCATCCAATGGAAGATTATATGGACTTCTATTTCAAAGATGAACGTGATGCTATCTATTTTAGCTTGAGGTGGGGGTGAATTGGCACAAGTAATACTTTACATTGATGCCGCAACAACCATAGGTATAGTTATTGAATTAAGAAAATTGGGATGGATTCAGGGTGTTGATTTTGATTTTGCTTACAATCAAAGTCAATGGGATAATATGATAGGAGAGATTCCAAAACAAACTTTGTTTACTTTTTACAATGATAGTAATGCTAGTTATTTTATGTTAAGGTGGGGATGACACTAGAAGAAGAAATGCTCAATAAGGCCGGCAATCAAATGGCCAATGAGATAGACCGTGAAATACTTTGGGGAATGTTACAAGGTATAGGTTGGACTCGGGTTATGTTACCAACTTATAGTAGTAATGAACAGGCTGTTGAAATTCTGTGTTGGTTAGAAGACAATTGTAAAGGATCGTATGAACGTCAAGGCAGAGACTTTATATTTGAAAGTCAAAAAGATGCTGAATGGTTTATGCTTAGATGGCAATGATATATGAACATTATGATTATGATGCCGGATGGAAAAACACTAAACCCGGTTGGCATGAATGTACTGTACGTGCTAAACATCTAGACAAGTACAATGAAATTGTTAAATGGTTAGAAAACAATATAGGCAAACACGAAAGACATTGTAGATGGGGTATAACTGGTGATGACCTAATCAGCTTTAAATTTAGATATGAAAAAGATTATATTATGTTTACGTTAAGGTGGAGTTAATGGCAACAATACCACACATTCGAGATTTTGATGACGATGATCCAGAGATTGATTTTAGAAAAAATCGTTGGAACTATTGGGAAGCATTAAAAAAAGTTCGCAAAGAATATTTGGAACAAAACAAAGAATTTGATGCATATGACTTTGAAGATTATCTAGTAGGAAAATATGGCTTAAAAATGAACATAGTTGGTGGTAACATAACCGATGGTTATCAGATTGTTGACGAAAAGAAATACCTAATATTTTTATTAAAATTCCAATGAACAATACAC